AGAGTTTGTTCGCTCTATGCGTGATGATAACGACTGGTATCATTGGAACTGCCGTAATTGGGGAACTAAGTGGGACATTGGTGTTGTAAATGGTGACGAGTATCCAAACACTACTAAAACAATTACTGATGAGGGTGATGTTATGTATCACTTCCAAACTGCTTGGAGTCCTGTTGGTGAAGTCCTATTAAAACTATCAGAGATGTATCCTAGCCTTAACTTTGATTATGAGTATGAAGAAGAACAAGGTTGGGGTGGAACTTGTACATTTTTGGGTGGAGAGGACATAGCCTGTGACCAATGGGACATTCCAGAGTCACACGCTGACTACAAAGATAGAGATAAGGAATGCCCTTGTGAGTATGACGACATTGAGTATGCATACAAGGATTGCCCTGTAGATACCACTGGCTACCAGTGGAATGATGAAGAACACGAATGGCAGGAGATTTCTATTGACATTCCTGCCGAAGTAAGATAAACTATTACTAACAACCTACAAAGGAGAAAAACGTGGATTTTCCAATCCCAGCAACAATAGCACCATTTGAGTATGACAAGACAAAAACTATTGTCATTAACAAGCACTACTACGGCACACCAGAATACGCCCTTGTAAGTGCAGAAGATGTTTCTATGAAATACTGGAGGCATAGTGCTTTAACCCAACGAGTAACAAACTATGAGTCAGCACACGAAAAAGCAAAAGATTACCTTGTTGAGAACTTTGACGAGATTGGTGAAGATTATGCAAAAGAACTTGCAAGCATCTTGGGTATTGACTTACACAAAGAAGTTGAAGTTGAGTTTACTGTAACAATCAAGGCAACCGTTACAATGCCAGTTAATGAAGAAGTGTCTGACCTAAGCACTTATGATTTTGATGTTGAGATTTCCTCAAACAACAATGATTATGAGATTTTAGACTCTGATGCAGACATTGACTCAATAGATGAAAGATACTAGGTTTCCTAGTAGGTAGGAAAGGTGTGGCAGGGGATAACCACACCGACAAAACCCCACCACCTAATAGAAAAGAGAAATAAATGGCTAAGAAACTATTTATCGCACAGGAAAAGTGGAACACACGATTTGGTAAGTCTGATCGTGTAGTTGTACGAGATGCAAATGGTCACTTCGTTGACAATGTATCTAAGCGACAGATGAAAACAGGCGAACGTGAACTTCCTTATGAAGTTGCTCGCTAAATAAATTAGATTGCCCCCTGGAAACAGGGGGCTTTTCTTTTGCCCAAAGCTCGGGGCGACCCTCGAAAACCATCTAATTACGAAGCTGCTAAAAGTTCACGGGAATCTAGGGTAAATCACTATTGTAAATGTCACACCTTTGTGATAGGATACGGGTATCAACCTACAAAAGGACAAAAATGATTGACACAGATGATAAAATCTTGCAAACATTAGCAGACGACTTTGTTGAACTGCATAATGTTGGTGGTATTGAATTAGAACAATGGGAAACTGCTTACAAGTTTGTAAAGCATTTTTATCACACAGAGGAAATGGTACAGATTATTATTAGGGAGAAAAGATAATGACATACTTAGTAGCAGTAACAGAAGTTGTTTACGATGAAGAGTATTTAATTAAAGAGATGTTAGCAACAGGTGAGTATGGTATCAATGCTCACCCCATTTCGCATGAGGCTATGGTGGAGTTTGTTAAGGATAGAGAGTGGCAGATAGAACATAATTTATTCTTGACAAGATACGATGTACCAGTTAGTATCGCTATTAAAGATGAGGACGGCACAGATTTATTCTTTGCCAAGAACAAGATAGAGGTTAAGTAATGAAACTAAGAGGTATCTTTGAGGGTACGTTTGAGTCTGTATGGTCTATGGAAGTACCCCAATACGAATGGGATAACTATCTAGAACAGCACCCAGACTTTGATGAAAATGATCGTGACGACATTCAAGAGATGTGGGATTATTTTAAGAGTATTGGTTGTTATGATGAGATTGACGACACGGTAGACACAGATGTAATTATGACAGGTATAGAAACCTATGGAGTAGAAGTGGAGATTAACTAATGTATAACTACAATGTAGAGTTTGTCTTAGAGGCTATGGTAATGATTACCCACGTTTCTTTTGATGAGCCAGACTTATCTGATGAGTTTATTATTGAACAGGCAAGACAGAACATTTTGAGTTACTACAAGATTGACCCAGAAGTTTTGTATCTACAAGATGTAATCTTGCATAGAGGAGATTAGTGTGCCTAAAGATAAAGTAATCTGTAATTGGTGTATGACTATCTCTTATGTAGACTATGACGCTGATTATTGTGTAGAGTGTAATCAAACTGGATATCTAATGGATTTAGAACAGGAAGTAGAAGTATGAGTAAACAATATCATTGGGTAGTTGTATATGATGAACATTGGGGAGCCTTTATGGTTGATGCCGAATCAGAGTTTGATCGTGACAAGATTATGTATGATAAAGAAACAGGACGTTGGGAGTGGCTGGACCCTGAATCAGAAGAAGAAACTGAATATTACAGGCTAGAAGAAATCCTGGCTTATAACCTAACAAGGCTTGACTTAACCGCAGAAAGGGTATAGGATACGCATATGAGTAGAAAAGTACAAGTATCAATATCCTTTCAAATGACCTCTGGTGATTTAGAACTAAATTGGGACGATGAGGAAATGAGTGATGAGGACCTAATGCAATATGCTAAAGAGTGTTTCCTTGACGACATATATTCATTTGTTTCATCAGATGAACTAATGGACGTAATTCATGCGGAGATAATCAATGACTAATTTAACAGGTGTAACCGTGACCTATACGGAAGTTATCCCTACCTCCAAGCAAATGGCAGAGTTTTATGTCTGGCAAGAAGGATATGAGTCTTATGCAACTATCACATACCTTGATCGTGTGGTAGAGATTGAACGTAATGGTGAAATGCATTTAACATTACCTTATTTTGTTAATGGTGAACTATGTGATGAAGGTGCTACACACGTCAGATATTCAGACGACTTAGAAGCAGCAGGTATCAACGATGATATCCAACTAATGCAGTTTCTTAAAACTATTAGTAATAGTGGATTTGAAATCTATCGTATGAATCCTTGGTGGGAAGTGTTTGCACACAATCAAGATATGGGAGAGATTTACGAAACCCTGTATGAGGCAGTAGACGGTGGCATAGATTACATTCTAGATGATAGGAATTGGTAATGCAGCAAGACATTAATAGATTTATTAGACATACCGTGACTAACTTAGAAAGAGCCCTGGAACTAGATGAAGATCAATTAACATTAGCAGTCTTAATTAATCTAGAATCAGTCATAGGGACCTACATAACAGAACTTGAGTATGCCCTTGACAACCACCTAGAAAACTGATACACTAGACACACGAAAGGAGAATAATGTCATACATTGTTCGCCATAAAAGATTAGGAAAGAAACTGACAGACATTTTTGCTGACCGTAGAGTTAGTGGATTTCAGTTGGCTAGAGAAACACATCACGAAATGGATAATCCAAGTCGTGCTGTTGCAGAGGAGTGGGTTCAGGCGTTAAGGCAAATGGACATACTTGACCAAGTGATTGAATACGACTTAAGCGGAGAAGTAAAACTGCCACAGTTTCCAGAATAATCAAATCCCACCCAAGAAAAGGCTTGACTTTTTCTTGGGGATGGGGCGACCCTATAAAATTAAACATAGACATTACGAACTAAGTAAAAATATCACTGGAATTTGGAGAATATCTTGACAAAGACATATGAAGATGCTATATCAGATGTATTAGCTATATTAGAACATTACACAGGTGTAGCTGTATATAATGTTAATCTTATCCCTATTATAGATAGGATCAAAGCATTGAACACCACCGACCCTAAAGAATTAAAACCAGACATTACGAAGGAACCAAAAAAATCACGGGAAGTTTTGAATAATGTTTAACAAATTAATCTGTTATATAACAGGACACAAAATGGGGGTAGCTAGTCAATGCCCATATACCAATATGACCTATATAAGATGCATTAAGTGTAATGAAATATATGATGCATATAAAACCATATAGAAATGAATAATAATCTTATCTTTTCTGATACTTTTATGCAAGTTTTATGCATAATTTATGCATTTTATGCACGTTTTATGCATGAATTTTATGCACATTTTGAGAGCTTTGTCAAGGTTTTTTCTATAACAATATGCCCAGACATTACGAAAGTTGTTTAAATTCAAGGGAAAATAACAAGTCAAGGGTATATTTATAACATTACGATTACGATTGGATGCACCCGATTACACATACATTATGCAAATATTATGCAAGTATTCGTATATAATATCTTATAGGTTCTTTATCATAGTTTTCCACAAGTTATCCACAGGTGTGCATATATATTTTGGACGGAAATTAGCACTAGACAATCAGACAATTCTCTGATATCATAGTCTATGTGAGAAGATATGCCATAGCCTTTGCTATATGGATTACTATAGCTATATTGACTATATGGTTATCATTGAGGGATATTCCTCCTACCGCCGAAAAATCAGAATGGACTATAGATGCCTCAAAGTAATATTGTTGCTCTTGTAAAGCAAGCTATGCTTGATCACCAACAAGACATTGGTCCATTTCTTGATGATAAAGATTATGAACAGTGGTTTGTTAAGTATTATATGTACTATATGGATCAAAGTAATATTTCTTCTCCTACCCCCCAAAATCATAAGAAGAATGGAAAAAGATGAACATTAGAGACTTTATGAATATTGTTATGGAATCTATGCCAAATATTGAAAAGAATATGGGTAGGGAATTATCTCTGGATGAAAAGCGTTCTATCATCAAAGGTGCTATCGATAAGTGGAATGGGGAAAACCCTAATAACTGGTTAGTTATACCTGCGGAGTTTTTAAAGTGACTTGTATTGTAGCCATCGCAGATGGCGATAATGTCTATATGGCAGCAGAACGTGGATTATCAGATGATGATGTTATTACTGCAATGAGTGTGCCTAAGATTAAAATAAATGATAAGTATCTTATTGGATACGCCGATTCTCCAGGCACAGGACAATTACTTCATTGGATGGCTCTGCCTACACCGCCAAGGGCTAATATCGATAAGTTTATGCGTACTACTTGGGTAACTGCGGTACGCAAAGCATTAACCGATTCTGGGGTAGACCTAAAAGATAATGCTCACGCTTCATTTCTAATTGGTGTATCTGGAAAATTATTCTTTGTAGATACTCAAGACTGGCAAGTATCAGAGTGTGAATATATGGCTATTGGATCAGGTTCATCTATTGCTCTTGGTTCTTTATATACCACCGCTTCTTGGAAATCTCCAGAAAAAAGAGCCTACACAGCAGTTTCTGCTGCAATAGAGCTCTCACCATCTTGCAAGGGTCCAATAGATAGTTTATATAATTAGTAATCTATGTCACATTAATATAGTGGCATATGTCACATATATGCAGGATGTCCTGCATTGTTTGTTCTGGTTCGCGCCGAAACGCCGTTAGGGGTATATATGTCAAATAGAATATGTAATGATTGTGGAGCAAAAAAACTTATGATATGGTTTAATTCAAAAAAAGATAATCGTGATCTTTGCGACAAGTGTTTTTTAATAGATGGAAAAGTTAAGAAGTAGATCTTTTAGCTAGTAATTCATCAAAGTCTTTTTTCTTTGTGCCACCGTCATATTTCCAAGCATATCCATTATCAATCATTAATTCATTTAATGACTTAGAGGCGTTATCTAAATATACCCACCCTAGAATACGCCCATACTTTTCTGAGCTATCTAGCTTCTCTGTCTTAATTGTAACGATTGTTGCAGCCTTGATTTGCTTACTTACAAAATCTTTGCATTCTAAACCCAATGCTTTTTCTTTAAGATCTTTTGTACGACTTTCTGGGGTATCTATGCCAGCTAATCTTACTCTTTGTGTATATGAAATATCAAAGCCAAGATCAATATCAACGTCAATAGTATCACCATCAACTACCTTTAATACCTTTTTGATATGATACTCGTACATTACTTTAAACCACTAAATGGAGAACCAGACCAAATGCTCTTATTCATTTTGTTTTCTCTTCTACTCTTAATGCTGTTCCACTTAGCTCTTGACCAAGAATAACCAGCGTCACCACCCCAAAGATCCCAAGCAACTCTGCCTGGACTTGGAAAACCTTTTTCACCAGAATTAAATCCAGTAGCTCTCTTATCTACTTCGTGACGAGAGAAAAATGAATACATACGAGCAACAGTGCTTTCAGATAGGTTCTCACCATTTACGATTTGGTTTGCTCTTGCAAGACCTACACCAGTACCACCACGCTTACCTTCTTTATGCCAAGCAAGTGCTCTGGCAGCAGCACTTTTCATTCCAGAGGTAGGAGTAAGATTGATATCTGCTTTTGCCATATCATTCATTATCATTACATTAACTTCTACCTTTTTTGCATCTTGATACATCATACCAATGCTGTATGGAGTTGGCATCCATTCTCCATCTTCATCTTCATAAACTCTAACGGACATAGCTGGGTTTTCTGGTGGCATTGACTCAAGAGCGTATTCTTCTCCTGGAGTTCCAAGGGTTCCACCTTCATTCATAATGTGCTCTACACGACCCGTAATGATACCGTCTACGGTATCTCCTGTTACAAAGTCACCTTCTGTAATATTATTCATAATTATATTATACAACAAGAAAGACCAAGATGGTCGTGAGAATCACCTTGGTCTTCCTAATTTAATTATATATTACATAAGTTTTTCAGACCAAGTTTTTGGTGTTTTTTCAGTAATAAACTCTAATGGAAGATGATAGTCAAAAGGTTTTTCACCCTTAGATGCAATCCAATTAACTAATTCTTTTAATCCATCATCAAGAGTTGTGCTTGTTTTATACCCCAAAAGACTCCTAGCTTTATCTGCTGAACAATTTGCGTGTTTAACTTCTTGTGGTCTTCCTGGCATATAAATAGGATCAAGGTCAAACTTAAGGATTTTAGCAATTCTTTCTGCCAATTCATTAATTGTTATAAACTCCTCATCTGGACCAATATTTACAATTTGACCATCTACCGCATCTGTTTCACAGGCAATCATTAATGGATCTATTACATCTTGCATAAACGAAAAACATCTCATTTGACTACCATCTCCATAAATAATAGGTTGCTTACCTTGCAACATACGGTTTGTCATAATTGATGCTACATTTCTAAATGGATCATCATACTTCTGTCTAGGTCCAATGATATTGTGTGGAACAAGAATTGTATATTTCATTCCGTGAGTTTCTGCCAAGTTTTTAATTAACAACTCACCAGCATATTTTGCAATTCCATATGGGTCTTGGGGTAAAGGCAACAAGTCTTCTGTAAAAGGAACAACTTCTTGTGTACCATATCTAGCCATAGACGACATATGTACAATTTTTTTTACACCTGCTTTAATAGATGCACTCATAACTGTTGTAATTATTTGTGAGGTATTTTTTACTACAAGTGCTGGTGAAAATACTGAAAGCCCTTCATATGCAGTACAGGCTGTATGAACAACTAAGTCTACCCCAGTAAATGGTTGATGCAATGACTCTAAATCATTTAAATCTAATTTCCAAAACTCTACTTCATCTGGTACGTTTTCTGGATATCCTCCAATAAAGTTATCGATACCAACTACTTGGTGTCCACGCTTAATAAATTCATCTGCTAGGTGGCTTCCCATAAAACCTGCAACACCTGTTACTAAAACTTTCATTTTATTCTTTTAACTGCTAATACAATATTGTCTTCACCATTAGTTTGGGCTAAATTATTTAAATTAACTAAATATGATTCATAATTATTTGGTAAATTTTCTGCAATATCTAACCATAACTGTTCAAACTCTAAACAAATATCTTCAACAACAAACCATCCATTTATATCAAGAAGCGGTAAAAGTTTTGTAAATGTTAGTTTAGTTTCTTCAAAAAGATGTGATCCATCATCAACAATAAACTCAAATTTTCTATCTTCTATAAAATTAATAAAATTGTCAAAGGTGTGCTCTTTAGTTTGATCAACATAAAAGGATGTAATTCTGTCTTCTGTAAAAAAGTTTTCTAGGTCATATTCTAATCCAACAATTTTAGCATTTAAAAATATATCTTTCCAAGACTTAAGCGATGCACCCTTAAGCACTCCCATTTCAAGTACATTTTTTATTTTAGATTCATCATTAAATAATGCAGAATAAATTAATTCATAATTGTGATACCCAGTTTTATCAGATCCGTTTGTTGTAAAAGCATCTATAAAAAGCTTTACTTTTTCTTCTGTTGGTTTTCCAACATTTTTATAAAAATTATCTAAGCCACTCATTTTCTCTCCTTCTTTTTAAGTCCCATCCTTTAACAGTATAGTCTTGTGTATTTTTTTTATTATAATAGTGTTCACCGTTTATTGAAAATGTTTCAGTGTTACGATTTGCAAAATCTTGATTACTTTTAATTGTTTGTGATGCACCACTATCATCTACATAGATATTCTGTGGGAATAACATATTATCAGAAAGTCCTGCTAATGCTACTCTATCATTAAAATCCCAATCTTCATAGTATGCTGGATAATAAAATTCATCAAAAAGACCTATCTTTTCAATAATTAATTCACCAACTGAAAAACAACTATAGTTTGCATTACTTTTAACTAATTTATCACTATCACTATTTTTAGCTATTTTTTCTAAAGATCCTGGGAAAAAACTGGTATCTGCTGAAGAAATTAACCAATACTTAGAATGTGGATATAGTTTAATTCCTAAATTCCAAGAACCACTTATGCCCATATTTGATGGAAGATTTAAAATTCTAATATTGAGATTAGGATTATTTTCTTTAATATCTTTTGTTTCATCGTCATTGCCACTATTATTAATAATTAGTATTTCATCTATTGGATAGTCGATAGACTTTAAAGACTTATCCAATAAGTCAAACCTGTTTAAAACAGGGATAATCATTACTGGTATATTCATCACAGATATCCAATTTTCATATACTAATTATACTCTATTCTGCTTTTTTGTCAACTGCGCTAAATGCATAGTTGATTTCAGAAGCACTTAGTTTACCGTCATCAAGGAATGCTCTTGCAAGCTTTTCAATAACATTAGCAACTCCTAGAGTGCCAGCCATAATAACTGCTGTCATTGTGTCAATACCAACAAGCGAACCTGCACCAATAATTGATAGTCCTGACGCTGCAAATACTGCAACAATTCTGAAAAGAATGTTCCAAAGATTAGTTACTGCTGAAGACCCAATTACTTCTTCACCAGTTTCTGCATCAATGTCTACTAAATCTACTTTTCTTTTTGTCATACTATTCACCTCCTTCTTTTTCTTTTTGTTCTCTTAAGTTCATTGAAACCAGCCAAACAACTATTGACCAAAGTATTGCCCAACCTACTACAGTCTTTGCACTGCCTGTTAAAACTACCCAAGCAATGAACATACCCAATAGGGTGAATGTCTGGTTTAACATTTCACGGAATTTATCTACAATCCACTTTTTCATTTATCTCACCCTCCCAACCATACTAGCTGTCGTTAAAACCTGAGCAGCGATTACCGCTGCTATAACCACCTTCTCAGACTCTTTTCTGGTAGCATCAGTCATATCAGCACCGATATTTGCAACGGCTGTGAGAGCCTTTCCTGGGTCTGTAAATACTGCTCCAAGGATCTCTGAAGGATTTTCAAATATTTCTAGAGCATCTGCAACCACTGCAAGCAAAACTACTCCATTTTCCAAAGATACTGGTTGATCTTCTGGAAGGTCTTCAAAATCTAAGCCTAATTCATCAATCATTTCTGAACTAATTGCTTCTCCATTTGCTTGTTCTACAAGGACATCTGCAAGCAATTCTTTCTCATCTTGTGTTAATACTCCATCAGATGTAAGTGTGTCTGACAAGTTTGTTAATTCTTCATTTGATATATCACCGTCAGCCAATAGGTTTCCTATAATTTCTTGAGTATCAGCATCTGAGATAGTACCGTCAGAAACGGCATCTTCTACCGCAGCATCTATGATATCATTGTTAGATGGAAGATCAGTGGCTTCAGGAGCTGGATCAGGAGATGGACTCTCTTCTGGACTTGGAGTTGGTTCTGATGGACTTGAAGGCTCTGGCTCAGGAGATTGGGTCTGACTTGGCTCAGGTTCTGGAACCACTGATTCAGATTCTGAAGGAGTTGGAGTAGGTGAAGGTTCTAAAGATGGCTCAGAAGTTGGCTGTGGCTCTTGGGTTGGCTCTGATGGCTGGGGTGTCGGTTCTATTGTTGGCTCTGGTGATTGTGATTGCTGTGGCTCAGGGCTGGCAGTAGGAGTTGGCTCTACTGGGCATAATTGATTCCATAAAACTGTGGAATTATCCCAACAAATAATATTAGGTGGTTCTGGGGTACATTGAGCATCCCAGTTTACAAGAGATCCATCCCAACACTCTATTGGTGGGGGAACCTGCCTACAAGTAGCATCCCAAGATATTACCTGACCATCCCAACATACAATATCTGGTGGAGTTGGTGGGCAAGATTGATTGTATGGAACTACTGAATTATCCCAACAGATAGTTGGCTGAGGTTCTGCTGGACAGGTTTCTCTCCAAGAAGCCCACGAGCCATCCCAGCATTGGGTGTCTGGTGGTATTGGAGGACAGGTTCCATTCCAAGGAACGGTTGATCCATCCCAACATTGTCCTGGGGGTGGTTCTGGTGGGCAAGTTGAGGTAAGTGGAATAATAGAATTATCCCAACAGGTTTGCATTTCTACTGGACGACCACCGTTAATTGAAAAAGCCTCTGAGATAGTGACAACTTCTTGTCCAGATGTAAATCTAATACCTCTTCTAAGGTCTGCTGGAAGCCAACCAGTTGTCTCAATAATTCCAGACCAAGATGGTAATCTAGATGTATCTACAGTTAGTTTAATAATTGTAAGATTTCCAGTACTTTGTGGATAAGGTCTTACATTCCATTCAATACAAAAACCTGTTTCTGTAGCACCATAACTTAGTTTAGCACCCTCACCAAATGTTACCCAGTCATATCCTGCAAGGGAAATTGATGGCGTGTTTGGGTATGAGCTAAAGTTAGCATCAGGAGCACCAAACGTAAGTGTTCCGTTTGTAGTTACATATGTTGTTTCATAGGTTATATCGCCAAGAGTTAAGGGGTTTGTTAAGATCATTTGATGAGCATTGTCATCTTCGCCTGTCCAAGAGTATGTATTACAAGGCTGATCTTGAATTACCGCATTTGCTGGTGGTATTGTAGAGAGCGTTGTTACCGCTAATAGCGAGATAATTGGACTTAACAGTAGGTAGGAAAGAATTTTCTTCAATCTATGGGACACTCCTTGTCAGAAATCTCTGACAAATTAATTATATCACGGGGTGATTGTAAGAAAAGGAACTACCAAATATTCTATCTACTATTAATATAATTTATATTATTCTTCAACAAACTCGTAGTTAACACCTAAGTCATCTAATAAAATAAAGTCTTCATTCATAACTATTTCATCATAATGAATACCATTAGATGTAAATTGTACACGGGAAGAATGAGCACCAAAAGATACTAATTCAGCAGTTGTTTCTTCTTCAATCATCCAAACTAAACGATAAAACATTAGTTGTTCCTTCTTGGTGGATCGCCCTTAGCACCGTCAAAGTGAAAGGTAGCTCCAAATGATTCTGCAATAATACGAAGTTGATGAAGATATTCAAGCACACTTACTTGCTGACCATCACTCATTGACATTATTTCATTTTCATAAGTTCTTGCAGCAAGATATGTTGGAAACTCTACAAAATCTACAGTAATTTTCGCATATGGTTTCTTTACAGATTTTAATGCTGCTAACATTTCTGGGGTAAATTTAGCCACTTACAGCCTCCAATATTTTTTGCCAAATGTCTTTTGATTTGTGTGCATTTCTTGCTTGACTAATTTCACCATCAACAAGATAGACTCCACCCCAAACACCCCATTCTTCATTGGTTGTGCCTTGATTAAAACATTCTTTGATTACAGGGCAACGCAGACATACGTTTTCATCAATAGCTTTGGCAAGGTCCTCATCTTCTTCATACTTATCAAAGAACATTTCCTTGTCCATAGCCCTACATTGGGCTTTTAAGACCCACTCATCCTCTAGCATAACGCTTTGGAACATCCCATCCTTGATCGGTAATTGGAAAAACATTAACAGTTCCCCATTTAAAGTTTTTAAATACACCACTTGGCATAAAATATGCATCTGGGTTTGGTTTAAATTCTATGATATTCCATCCATCCCAAGATAGGGATTGATTATTGTCTACTAACTTATGTGCATAAGCATAGTTTGTAACTAACATTTTTATCTTTCTGTTTAGTCAAAAATCCCTGTGATTTTATCGTTATTATATTATACCTTTATATTACTATGAAGTCAAGTATTTTAATATGAAGGATACCATTTTGTTGTTGTAGCATCATATGTCATAATTAGTGCCCTATTAACTACCGCCGTTGAAGCAAGAGCAATGTTTCCTGCAGTTGTAGTTGTAAATATACCTGTAGGGATTAATGTAATTTGTCCACCAGCCAATGATATTGGGGATGGAGCAGTAATAGTTGCAATAGCGGTTGTTCCAGAAACAAACACAATTTGTGTAGTTGGGGCAATAGTGGTTGCACTTGCAATAGTTGGAGCAGCAGCACCAGTTGCCTTTAGTCCAGTTTCAACAGTATTGTCATTAAATGTTATAGTTCCAGCAGAACCAGATACAGCAGAGCCAATATTAACATTTGTTGTTGATCCAGAAACACTTGTTGTTCCTATATTAATAGTTTTTGTTGCTCCATTTACTGTTGCACCAGTAAATAAGTTTAATGTTGATGTGGCAGTTGTTCCACCTATTGTTAATGTGGTTGCTGCACCAAACTCACTAACGGTTGTAAGGTTTGTATTAAATAATGTAAGTGTTCCAGTTGCACTTGAAGCAAGTGTTGGGTTTGCACCATTTATATTTAATGTAGTTGCATTGGACAAAGTAACAGTAGCGTTTGCTATAGTTGCAGTTCCTGTTGCTGCACCTATAGATAATGTGGTTGCTGCACCAAAAGCATTAACGCCTGTAAGATTTGTATTAAATAATGTAAGTGTACCTGTAGCGGTAGATGCAATAGTTGGGGCTGCACCGTTTATGTTCAACGCTGTTGCGTTTGACAGCGTAACTGTGGCATTAGCAATAGTTGTGGTTCCAGTTGCTGCTCCAATAGCAATCGTAGTTGCTGCACCACCAATATTTAGCGTTGTGGCAGTAGCATTAAATACTGCTGCTGTAGTTCCAGTGGTTGTAATTGCTGTTGAAGTGCTATTATTTACAGCAATATTTCCAGTAAATGTAGTTGCAGCCACGTTTCCATTAATAGTGGTTGTTGATGTACCAGTTGCTGAACCAATGTTAACTGCTAATGTTCCACCTGCACCTGCACTACCAATATTAATAGTTTTAGTATTTGTTGTGTGTGCACCAGTTCCAATATTTAATACTGACTGACCACCTGTTGCAGAATTAAAGGCAGTGCCTGTTGCAATATTAACAACACCAGTAGTTAAAGCACCACCAACAGAAATTGATCCAGTAGTTAGTGTGGTATTCCATAATGCTGCTGTATCTCCAGCAGCAGAAGCATTAATTGTTGCAATCGTTGGAGTGGTCAAGGTTGGTGATGTTCCCATAACAACAGCACCACTACCAGTATATGTACTAAAGTCAGTAATACCAAATTCCCAACCTGTTGCATCTGTAACTCCAGTATTAATACAAGTAACCATAGCGGTTGTATTTGCTGGCACAGCTATAACTGTATTTAAACCAGAAGACTGAACAGTAACAACTCCTGAACTATTGTTTACAATATGATATGTCCATCCAGTTGCCAGTGTATTTGTTACTGGCAATACAACAGTTTGTGTTGTACTTCCAGTAAATTGCTGATAGTATGAACTTGCATTTGTTAAAGTTGTTGTTCCAGCTGCAGTGGCAGTTGAAGTATAGCCCATCAAGGCAGCCATAGTTTTATTAGGATTTGTAAAAATTGGATCAGTTAGTGTTTTAGCAGTTAATGTTTGTGTTGCACCAAGAGTTACAATAGAATCACTGGAATTAGTTGCAACAGGTTTTCCAAGCACTTGAGTTGAAGATAAAACTGTTGTGCCATTAATTTGATAAACTTTACCAGTTAATAAGTTAAAGTTTTCAGAAGATGTCCAAGCATCTGTAGCATCTACCCAATTTAATGTCTTGTCAGTAGCACCTTTAACAGTTATACCAGCACCGTCAGCAGTAACATCAGTAGCACCACCGACAGAGAACGTAATTGATCCAATAGTGTTTGCAGTAGCTGAAGTTATAGTAATCTGTGTTGATGAATCTACGCTAGTAATAGTAGTTGCTCCACCAAAAGCACCTGCTCCAGATGATTTAGTAAGTGCCATTCCTGGAATCATTCCAGCAGTAGATGTTAGTCCAGTTACTGTTGTTGTAGTAGTTATTGCAGTAATTGTTCCAGTAACAGATGCTATAGAGGTAACTGACCCCAATTCAATATTCTTATCATCAACGATTAAACTATTAGAATTAATCGTAGTTGTTATACCATTTACAGTAAGATTTCCACCAACAATAACATTGCCACTTGTAGTCAATGCAGCAAAATTTGTTGTTCCTGTAAAAGTTGGTGATTCAGGTAAGACAAGATTGGTTCCAGTTCCTGTATATCCAGTTAAAGATTGAGTATTAATAACTGGATTAGTAATTGTTGGGGTAGCTGAAAGTACTGCGGTGCTTCCAGTTCCAGTAACAGCAGTTATACCATTTCCATTAACCTCAAGCACGTTTCCTGTTGCAGAGGTATTAAAAGTTTTATTTGTAAACACATCTGTTGAAGTTTTTGTTACAATAGTATCGGTAATTGCAGGTAATGTTAAATAAACATCTGCTACTGGATCTGTAGGAATTAAAAATAATTCAAACGCATCTGGAGTTGAACCTTCAAAAACTATGGAGCCAGAAGTATATGCTGAATATGGTGGTAAAACAAGATTTCCACTTAAAGTTCCACTAATTTGAGAACTAAGTGTATTAATTTGAGACTGAATAGAAGATGTTACACCATCAACATAAGCAATTTCTGCAGCAGTTACAGTTCCTATACTAGTGTTTGCTGGAAGAATTACTGAATTAGCACCACTTGCAACAACATTTCCAGTTAATACTGGACTTATTTTTGTTGCGTATAAATCTGAAAGAGTTACATTTGTAACTGTTGAGGATGAAAGATCTAGTGAAATTATTGTTTGATTAGCCATTATGTTGTTACCTCATCAAGAACTGTAATTGAACCCTTAACAAATGTTCTAATGTATGTTACAGCACTTTCAATCCAAGTATATTGAATATCATAACTATATGTTGTTCCAACAACAAATAGACTTGTAGCAGTGCTAGGAACAGTTGCTGTTAAAAATGTACTTGCTGCTGCACCAGTCAAAACAAAAGTTCCACTATTTGTACCAGTAGATGCTAGTATTGTTCCTGTTGGATTTTCAATGTTACCTTGCCAGCCAGCACCACCACCAAGGGCAGGTATAGAATAAGCAGTGCCATCTTCTGTTAAATTAAACCTAAGATTAATAGAATCACCCTTATATACAGTTAAATTAACAGTGGTCGGTTCAAGGGAAATCTCAGTAGCCATACCTAAATTATACCCTAATATTTGTAATAAGATGATTTAATCTTATTATTTTCTGCCTTATCTAAAAGAATGTCAAATAGTTTTGGGTCTTGTTTAGAATTAAATGATAAGATATGATCAAAGTCATATGAATCAAAGCCTTCAATTACTTGGGACTTTTTTACACGATTGAATCTAGCTTTGATGCCATTTTGTTTAAACATTCCCTCGCTTTTATTAATAAATTCTGCTACAAAATTATTGATTTTATGAGGACCTGCGGTGTAGACATCTAATCTACCATCACTATTATTCATATTTTCTTCAATAGCAACAACTAATCCACGCATAAATGTAGGGTAATCTTCAAACTTATCTGTTCCATATACCAAAATTTTCATACTATATTATCTCATATTTGTATATTGGTGTCAAGGTTTAATTAAGATCTAGAGATAATAAATATTTTGTGGTCCATTGCCATTTGCATTTATTGCATAAGCATAAAGGTAAGCTTTTTTAGCCATTAATTAACTCCTTTGTAGTTTTTATTTGTTTCATTATGAAGGCAACTTCTCCAAAATAGCATGTTCAAATGTATAGGTTCTTGTACCACCAGATTGAAAAGTTGCCTCAACAATATTAGATACTGTTGTATTTACTGTTACTGCAGACGTAATTGATTGCGTTGAACTTCCTGTTGCAAAAATAACGCTTGATGCCCCACCTACAGTTCCAGATGATCCTGCAGTACGGCAAGTTACTATTGCTTCAAATTTAAAAGGAGTTGTACTAGTTGTAGTGGTTCCCGTTAATTCGGAAACTATAGCACCAGTAAGTGTTGTGGTACCAATGCGTATTCGCAATATTGGTGATGCGGTAGTACCACCAGAAGCATTTGCATATCCAGTAAATCTAAAAACATCTCCAGCAACAATGCTATTTGCAGGTGCAGTAAATGCAACAACTTGTGTTTGTGTATTAGCGATAGCACCAGTTGTTGCAGTTAGTTTTGCAACTAGAGTTTCAGAATGTTCTACAACATAAGCAGTAGTTGCAATCTGTGTTGTGCTTGTATTTGCTGATGCTGTTGGTGCAGTTGGAGTACCTGTAAAAGCAGGACTATCTAATAAAGCAACTGTTCCAGTTGCTGCTGGTAAGGTAATAGTATTTGTACCTGCTGTTGCAGCAGGAGTAAGTGTAATAGTTCCTGATGTTGAACCATTTAATAATAAATTTTTACCTGATGCAAGACTAATATGTTCTGATGATGTCCAAGCAGATGTGGCATTTACCCATTTAAATTCTTTATTATAGGGTGTGCCTTTAATTGTTATACCTCCACCATCTGCTGTTAAATTAGTTGCACCACCAACAGTAAATACTATTGCACCTGCAGTAATTGCAGTTGCTGATGTAAATGAAAATGATGTAGTATTATTAATCTGTGTAATTGTAGTTGTTCCACCAAATGCCCCAGTTCCAGAAACTTTAGTTAAAACCATACCTGGAATTAATCCAGTTGTAGTTGTAACAGCCATTTGTCCAGTAGTTGACCCAGAAAAACTTGCTGTAATTGTTCCACTAGTATTGCCTTTTCCTGATACAGATCCCAATTCAATATTGTTATCTGCAATAGTTACTACTGGTGAATCAATAGTTGTTCTCCACCCAGAAACATAGAAATCTCCATAAATATTTGTATAAGCCTCAGGAGTACCAATACTAATATATTTATTTCCAGAAGTAATACTTCCTGTTCCAATATTAATATATTGGCATACTGAAGATTCTGGAATAGCAATAACAGTTCCAGTTCCAATATTAATAGTTTGAGTAGTATCTCCTGATGGCGCATAAACACTTCTAACAGAATAATTGTCTATTACTTCAAGGGTTGAACTATTTCCTTGGATATTTCCACCAGATAAAATATTATTAGTAATAGTTCCAGTACTTAAATATGAATTTTTACCTATCGTTAAAGCATCGGTTGTAGTAAATACTGAAACACTAGAACCTCCATATAAATTTTTATTTGATGCAAGAGTAATATGCTCAGAGGATGTCCAAGACGATGTAGAATTTACCCAGTTAAATGTTTTATCTGTAGTGCCTTTAAGTGTAATACCACCGCCATCTGCAGTAGTGTTTGTTGGAGAAGCAATAGACCCTAATTCAATATTCTTATCATCAACAGTTAGAGTAGTTGAATTAATTGTAGTAGTTGTTCCATTAATTGTTAAATCACCAGAAAGTGTTAATGATGTTCCAGATATTGCACCAGTAAATGTTGCACCTGATAATCTAGCATAACGTGCATCATTAGTTGTATTTTGAGCAGTTTGATCAAAACCTAATTGTGCTGATGTGCTTGTGCCTGAATTAGTTATAGGAGAGGTTACATTTATTACACCACTAGGACCTGCTGCACCAACATTTACCCAACTTCCATTAGCATATAGCCTTATAGTGTCGTCTAAAGTATTGTAATAAATATCTCCTTCAGATGCACTTGCTGGATTTGAAGCTAAATTAAGTAAATTGATAGGAACTTGGAATTTTTTATTAGCCATAATAACTATTTTACCATTTAATCGTCATAGATTATATAAGAAATCGGGCTACTTACTTGATCATCAAGGCTTTTTTGTACCCTAATCTTATGTCTTGCAGCACCTTCGGCTTGTTCTTTAGATGCAAAATTAACACCTTTAAGACCACAAGTAACCTTTACCCATTCATTAATACCAATTCTACGCTGCACAGATGCTCTGTATGCCTTCTTTTCAGGCAGGTATGTAATAACTGCACGATATTGGTATTCTTCTACTAAATCTTTATCTTGCTGCTTTTTCTTAAACATTTTTATTTCCTTTATTTTTTTGGTTTGACAAATCGTCCAGCCCAAATATCATCTGATTTGGCTGTTGGTTCAATAATTTTTTCTTCAGGAATAATCCACATTTTGCATACTGCTTCTGGCTCAATCATTCCTTCAACAATCATACATTGAGCACCAGTATTATCATTAAAGAATACACAATTACCGCACATAAGACCTGTTGCCTTAAATGGGTTTGCTGATGCAGGTGCATAATGAGCACCATTTGCTTTTGAAGACTGATCAAACATTCCATACTCAAGAACACTTTCAAAATATGATTCTGCTAGATCTTGTTGTCTTTCATTAAGAGTATCCCATTCATCTGATTGTTCTGTTGATGGGTCTGCCTGTGGCATCTCTATTGGCATTTCAGCTTTCTTAGCCTCACTTGCATATAATGCACGTTGTTGTGCAACAGCACTCTTTTTTGATTTATGGCAAGCAACAACTTCATTATTTGAGTCTTTTACTACTGCATATCCTGACCCACAACGTGAGTCTTTTTTAACTGACCAAGGCATAATCTAATTATACATCAAATAGGGCTTTTTGTAAAGCTGGTTTTGGCTTTGCACCAATGATATGCTTTACTTTTTCACCATTTGTATATAGCATAATTACTGGGATGCTTGTTAAATTAAAGGCACTTGAAAGTTCTTTGCTTTCATCAACATTAACCTTTAATAGTTTTACATTATTTTCTTTTGCAATCTCTTCTAGAACTGGTGTAACCATTTTGCAAGGACCGCACCACTCCGCCCAGAAATCTACGATTGTAGTTCCAGACTTAATCTCTTCTATAAACTCTACTAAGTTCATTATTTCTCCTATTATGTATTCGGTGACAGGAAGACCTTGTGTTTTACCTGCAAGGCAAACGTGTCTCGTGGACTCGTAACTGTAACTATCAACCATCACTAAGGACGACTTCCTGCCACCTAGAGCCCCTTTTCAGACTTGAACTGAAGACCTACGCTTTACAAGAGCGTTGCTCTACCACTGAGCTAAAGAGGCTGGTACTTAATAATACCAAATAAATACTATACGGTCAAGACTATTCTGCTGCTGGCTTTACGACTGCACCGAGCATCCAATGCCATCTTTGGTGCATATCTTGACGTTCTGCAAGGAAGTTTGCAAGAGCTTGCTGACGCTGTGCGGTAGCCAAATCAAACGCTTCTAAAAGTTTTACAGTAACCATATCATTAGCCATAAGAAGGTCTGCTGACATTGCAACTGGATCAGATGTTACATCTGTTTCAGGAACATCTGAAAATGCTTGGAAGCGAGAAAGTTTATATGGAGCATATTCTCCAAGTTTTCTAATCCATTCTGCAAAAGTATCAATAGCACCATCATAATCGGTATAAATATCTTCAAAGAAATCGTGGTATTGAGGAAAATCATCTCCCTCAACATTCCAATGATATCCGTGTGCCTTAAACTTTAGAGCAACAGTATCTGATAATAGTACTCGTAGTGCTTGAATTAATTCTTCCATATCCTAATTATACCTCATTTTGTAGTCTTTGCCAAGTTCTAAGCCTATGACAGTTTGCACAAACCACCTGACATTTTGCTATTTCTTTCTTTATTTCAGCAATCTTTGCTGTTGAGTTAGCTAATGTAGCAACATTAACTTTCTTATCCCCAAGATGATCAAAGTCCATCTGGCTAAAATGATAAAATTTTCCACAATCTGTGCAGGGATTTTGCTCTTTAATTTTTCGCACATAATCCCTATTTCGTTGACGCTCAACATCTTTGGGCATATCATTATTGTACAGCAATAATTAATGGCGAGCAGTTTAATGTCTGTGCTCAGGACATCTTGCTAGTACCAGTTGTGGTTGTTAGAATGAACTAAGGCTCCACAAGGTGTTTTGTATCTCCCTTTAATGTATTTCAAACCCCACATAATTTGTGTGTGTGGATTTGATTTCCAGTCAGGTCCTGCTGATGCCATCTTACTTCCTGGCAATGACTGTGGTATACCGTGTGCTCCTGAACTTTTATTATGTGCGTTTGAACGCCAACCGCTTTCACGGTTCCATAAAGTTACTAGGCATTGGTATTGTTTTGTTTCCCATTTATACTTGGACGACATATATGACTTAGCCCAAAGTTTATTATACTCTGGAGTGGCATATTTGTATCTTGCAGCAGATCGTGATGCTGCTTCTGTATTTCTGTAATCCAACGAAATAGTTGTTTCTGGGGAAGGTGTTATATTTGTTTTTAGCGGTGCATTAGCACTAGTTTGACTCTGGCTTTTTGGTAGCGTGGTGGCTTCTGCATGGATTGCAGACCCTCCAAGAAGCGCAAAAAGGGGAATCAAAACCAAGGTTTTGAATCGCATTATTCTAGTTTAGCATATGACCGAGAGATTGTCAACTTAATTTATTTCTTATATCCAGTTTTTCTTTTATTCATTGATCCAGGAGTGTTATATCCACCTCTGTTTGGAACATTTTTAATTCTAATTTCTAATGCTCTTGCAACTTTATCGTGATGCTTACCCAATTTGTTTTACTTCCTTCCACATATCTTTTGTTTGTTCAATTAATAACATTGCTTCTAACATTGTCATTTCTAATAATTCTTCTTTATCTAAACCTAAATGTTCAGCATATCTTAAAATCTTTTGTATCATTTTAACTCCGACTTAAGAAATTCAATAGCATGATCTATGCTACCGCCTTGTTCTTTAATCCATTCTAATTTATTTAAAACAGTTCTAAGAGTGTTTACTCTTACAAAAGCATTTACATTTTGCAATTCTTTCATTTGGTCTCTGTAGTAATACATATCATCTGTCATTAAATTAAATCCTCTGTTAGTTTTTCAAATTGTGGAAATGGTTCAAGATCTTCAAATATTCCCATTTGGTTATGTGGCACAGATAATTCATCATCCTCATAATCATCCCACACCGCTGTATACATATCTGCATATGGGGAGGATACTTTTGCCAACCAACCAGATATATTCATAGCCTGATTAGCTACCCATCTAACTAGTGGTCCTTTATCTACATCGTGGTGCAAATTAAATTCCATTACGCTTCCTCCTGTCCCATATATATCTTCTTACATTAACATAGCAATTTAATGCTACAAAACTTAAAATTAATAACTCAGCGACTGAGTGTGAAAATTTCACTTTTCTTGCACCCAACCATTTTCTGTTCTATTATATACCACTTTGTGAATTGGATAATAGTTTGGATCTTCAAGCATTTCTGCAGTTACATGCCAGTCACGATAAAAATCTATAATTTGCTTTGTTTCATCTGGAATATCTCTATATTCCTTGCCTTCAAATGGACCATCTAGTGCTATCATTATTCCTCACCATCTAAATAATTCAGTACTTGAGTAGCAACTAAACGTGCAGTGAATCTTGGATCTGAAGCATCAATACCCAGACCTCTTTCAAATAATTCATTGCAGTATTGACGTACTGGTTCAATCTTTTCATATACATCATCACTGCCTAGTTCATAGGCTTCAACAATTAGTTCTGCCAAATCATCCAGATTGTATGTTCCATTATTTGCTTTATCAAAATTTTCAAGCAATTCTAATTTATTCATGCATTGTCCTTTGGTAGTGCAGTCATTGTAGCATAAAAACATTCTGCAAAGTTTGCTGCTTCTACCGCAAAGTCTTCCATATGCATTTCAGTTTCACCTAAACGATTTTCAACATATGTTCTTAGACCTTTTACAAAAATCTCTGTTAGCTCATCTGTTGACTTAATAAAATAACTTTTAGTTTCTTTAGACATCATTTCTCCAAGGATCATTATATTCGTGCAAAATGATAGGTGTTAGTTCACCCATCCAAGCACCCTCGCAATTATACATTATGTATTCATCTGCTTCTTCATATGTCATATCATCACGCTCAACAAGTACTTCCAGCATCTTAAGAAATGAATATGTTGCAAGTGTTGGCTGACCACATCTTTTAGATAAACCAATGAATGCTTCTTCAAAGCCATCCATCAACATAATTTCTTCATCTTCATAAGATAAATAGTTTTCTAGTTCTTTTTTATTCATTACCATCCTCCAAGACAGTCATTTGAGTGGGTGTGTAGCCAGAAGTTACCTTCCATATGCTTTTTAGTTGGTGCATACAATTCTTTACTGCAAGCACCACAAGTGTGTGACCATTCTTCTGCAAAGAAATCAAACTGAAAACCTCTACCCATTAAAAGTCACCAGGCTCAGGCTGAAAACATTTAAGACCAATGCTTCTCCACATATCTACAACTTGATTACGATCATCAAATACGCAAAATACATCATAGAAGGGCTCAATGTGTTCGCGGTATATTTCTTCTTTGATAACTGCATCTTTACGAGAGTCACCAGTTTTACGCATATATAGTTTAATAAATGGAGGACAATTTAGTCTTAACCATTCGTATGAGTCTTCAAAGCATGAATCATCACGAGCAGAGATAAATATAATCTTGTATCCTGCTTTCCATAAAGCAGTAATTACCTCAATAGTTTTATGATCTGGGCGGTCTGATGAGACCTTATCATATTCAAATGGTTCACGATTAGTTCTATGTGATACCGTTCCATCAATGTCAACTAGGACTAGTTTATTCACTTAGAAGCCTTAATGTTTTGTCTAATGATATTAAAGACAATTCCAAGCAAAATATTAAACCAAAGCACTGTCCAAAAACCTGGTGCAGGAATAGAGCTAAATACTGAATGCAACGATCCAATAAAAATCATTAATAGCCAGTTCTCTATAAATAGTATTGCAGACCAAAGAAAAAAGGCAACAACAAAAAAACCAATATTTGATGCTGTGGTTGATTTCTCATATGATTGCTCTGTATTATTTTTGAGTTGTTGAAACTTCCATTCGTTGTAATCCATCTTAATCCTTTATGTAAGCAATATTGTTTTCTTTGTTATAGTATAGCAAAAGCCCTCAACAATGTCAAGGGCTTTTGTAATGTTTTGAAACTAGGAAGCTAGAATTTTAGCAGGATCGATATCTTCTCCAGCACTCCATCTAATGTTATTTCTCATTTCAAAATGAAGGTGTGGACCAGAGGAATTGCCTGTATTACCAGACTCTCCAATGTGTTGCCCCTTCTTTACTACGTCTCCAGCCTTGACTAGAGCCTTTGATAGATGTGCATAAATTACCCATCCACCATCAACTTTTTGTACCAACTGTGTACCATAGCTGGCTCCCCAGTTAGCATTTTCAATCTTGCCATCTGCAACAGCAACAATATCTGTTCCTTCTTTGCAAGCAAAATCTACTCCTGTATGGTAGCCTTTTGACCACATTTTTCCTAGCTTCTTGTAAGGTGTTGTAACCTTACCACCCTTAATAGGTAGACCCATTAATAATCACTCTTTTCCAATAAATTAGGGATTAATCCCAAGTTAATTATATCATTGGTTTTAGTTGGGAAGTGAAACTGATTCGTGAATGTACCAATCATCCCATTTTGAACGATCTTCCATTACTCTTACATAACCTTTAGAGGTTAATAAATCATAAATTTTTTCTCTATTATCTGTGTAATTATGCTCCACAGTAATTACCTTAAATGTTCTTAAAAAATCATATGCGGTAAGGATTTCAAGCTCCGAGCCTTCGGTATCTATAGATAAATAATCTATAACATCTGGAGCATCATACTTATTTAATAAATCTATCAGTGATATTGTTGGAACATTGTAGGAATATCCATCTCTTCTCATATCTGACCACATATCATCATATGCATACTTTTCCATAGAAGACAAACCATTACCAGTCTCAATAAAACTTACAACTTCACCAGACTTATTTGTAACACAATTAAAATCTATGTGGCAATCTCTAGTGGCTATTAATTTTTCACGAGAAAGAATAGAAGGTTCACAAACTATACCTGCCCAGTTAAAACTTTTTTCTAAAATAAAAGTATTACTAAGGGCAACGCCATCAACTGCACCAAATTCTACAAAGAATCCAGGAGATTCCCCAAGTAAAAACAATACCAACTTGTCTTGATTGTTTTGAGAAAATGAGCTTTCTCCGTTTTCAATTAAATATTCACTAAAAAGATTTTCCATTTTTTCCTACTATCTTATTTTGTTATTTGTCCCTTTGGAGAGATTCGAACTCCCGACCTGTAGGGTAGAAACCTATCGCTCTATCCACTGAGCTACAAAGGGCGTGGGGTGGGTCAGACTTGAACTGACGATTACCGAATTATGAGTTCGGGGCTTTAACCAACTAAGCTACCACCCCTAAAATTAAATAGGGCTTGAAGCAGAATGACTGTTTATATAATGCCTTTCATCAATAACTTCATATGCATAGTTTTCCAACGCATTCTGATTCTTTGTATAGTGATGCCCACAAAACATTAGCTCCCCTGTAATACCTTTAACAAGGACAAAGGCTTGAGAGCCACACCTGTCACATCTATCTGCAACCTTTAACTGACGATCTACTACTTCTTGTGTTTCAATCATACTTCTAGTATACTCTCTTTTGTAATGCTTTTACACATATCTTCTACAAGTTCTTCAAAAGACATCTTAGGCTTCCACCCAAGTTTTGTAATAGCCTTGTCAATATTTCCAATTAAAATATCTACTTCTGCTGGTCTAAAAAACTCTGGGCTAATTCTAATAACGGTATTTCCTGTATTAGTATCAATGCCTATTTCATCTAAACCTTCGCCTTGCCATTCAATATTCATATCAAAATGCTTTGATGCAATATCAATAAAGTGTCTAACAGAGTGTGTTTCACCTGTTGCAATAACAAAATCATCTGGTTCATCTTGTTGCAGAATCATCCACATAGCCTCAATAAAGTCTTTGGCATGACCCCAGTCACGCATAGCATCAAGATTTCCAAGATATAAACAGTCTTGTTTGTTATTTGATATTGCGTGTAAACCCTTTACAATTTTCTGGGTAACAAAATTATCTCCACGTCTTGGAGACTCGTGATTAAAAAGAATGCCAGAACAAGCAAACATTCCATAAGACTCACGATAATTTTTTGTAATCCAATAAGCATAAAGTTTTGCTACACCGTATGGTGATCGTGGATAGAATGCAGTAGTTTCTGACTGTGGAATTTCCTGAACTTTACCAAACATTTCTGATGTAGATGCCTGATAAAATTTTGTATTAAGACCCAGTAATCTAATAGCCTCAAGAATACGAAGTGGTCCTAAAGCATTAATATCTGCAGTTACTTCTGCATAATCAAAAGATAGTCCAACGTGTGATTGTGCACCAAGATTATAAATCTCATCTGGTTTAATTAAACTAATTAGTCTTGTAAGTGAACCTGAGTCTGTAAGATCACCGTCATGCATAAAAAAGTTAGGTGTTTTTGATAAATGGTTAACCCTATCATCATTAGGGGTTGATGTTCTACGGTTAAGTCCGTGAACCTCATATCCTTTTTCTAAAAGAAACTCTACAAGGTAAGAACCATCTTGTCCAGTAACTCCAGTAACTAATGCCTTTTTCATTTTAACCCTTTCTAGGTAATTGTAGAACGTCTGCCTCCGAGCTCCCCAACCTAGACTTGAACTAGGAACATTCAAATTAACAGTTTGACGCTCTGCCGATTGAGCTATTGGGGATAGAAGGAAAGAGACTAGCAAGTTATATTATGCCAATCTCTTTCCCTTGAGCGAATGGAGAGGATCGAACTCTCGCCACCTACTTGGAAGGAAGGAGCACTACCATTATGCAACATTCGCATTGCCAGTTTGCCATGCCACCTAACATGTGGGAATGTGTGCAACTGGCTAACACACACTGCTGTACCTCGTAGGGGGATCGAACCCCTGATCTCTTCCGTGAAAGGGAAGCGTCCTAACCCCTAGACCAACGAGGCTAACCTACTTAAGACTTTGCTGCTGCTTTCTTTGCAGGAGCTTTTTTGGGCTTTGTTTCTAGAGTTGGAGTTTCTGGAACTTCCTCTTCTTTAATATTTGGATCTCCAAATACTGCGGTAAGAATGTCGAAAGACTCTTCAATCCACTTCTTTGCACTATCACCCTTTAGTTCAATGTCTCCATTAAATAATGCTAGAGCAAGAGGACCTGCCATATCATTGCGAGTAAAAATTGTACGAAGTACTGATGGGTACTCGTTAGTGGCATCAAAGCCCTCTTCGGTATCGTCAAAACGGCGATAGAACGATGTTGCTACATATGCAACCTTATCTTCAAATGTTGTTTCCATAGTTATATGTTACCTTCTTTTATCTAAAATGTCAATAGTTTTTGACACTAAATTGTATCATCTTTTGGATACAAAGTCTTATATCTTAATTGTAAAATTACATTTTTTTGGTCTTGAGTTAATGGACCTAAGTCACAGTTCATTGTTTTATCATTGACTATTACTACCCAATCATTAACATCTTCCTTTACCGTCACATCTAATAAACCCATCATCCATAATTCATAGATAATTATGTTAGTTTCAGCTATTTGTTCTTCAAACATATCTGGGAAGTCTTTGCTAAACTTTTGTGTAGTTTGATATAACACTTCTCCATTTTGATCTAGTCCAGTTTCTAACAAGTATCCGTCCTCTATTAAGTACTTCATAATGTCGTCTAATCTATCTTGATCAAAGTCTTCTTCATAAAAGTTTTCATCATCAAATGGCACTTAGTCCTCCCAAAAAGTCCATAATGTCCATAGGCATTTTTTGATTTCCTGGTCTTGATTCTTCTGGATCAACATCAGAATCATCAACAAACTGATCATAGGAATGTATTTGTATTTCTACTTCTCCAGTATTTTTTGGTGTTCGTGCAATAGCATTATAGATTGAACCACAAACTGCATCTGCTAAATCTTTTGAACCTTTTCTTGGATGATCTACTTTATCACGAATAATGCGTAATTGCAATAGCTCTTCTGTTAAAAGTGAAATAGCAGGACCAACAATTCTTTCTTCTGCTACTAATAGAACCATATCATCATAATGTTTTTTGGCAACAGAAAGAGTTTCTGACTTCATACCCACCGCAATTAGTTCATTCATAATATCAAGGCTGTTCCAGCGGTCAAAGGTTACTAGTTTAATGTTAAATCCACGCTCTCTAAGGCTAAGGATATATGCTTTTACTTCCTTAAAGTCTACTGTTTTTTCTGCAGTTGGTGTCCACCATCTAACAGCATCTACAACAACAATAGGACTTACAACATCTTTATCATTAAAACTATTTACCTTTACCCATTTTTCAACGTGTGACAAAGATACTGCACAGTGGTCATGCTTTTGTGCAAGGTCAACGTGTATGTAGTATTGCTTATCTTTATCTGGTAAGAATGATGCAGCAAACCTTCCTTCTTGATCTACCGCAATATTTACCTGATTAAAACAAGCATCTATCTTTTCTTTTGAGCGGAACAAAGCATCTACAGCATCTGGTGGCATACAGGCAAAACGAGACAAGGCATCTGTTGGTTTTGTGTAGAATGAAATCTTAAAATCATTAATAGATCTAGTTGGATTAATTTCCCAAGTAGGTCTTCTTAAAGCAAACACTTTTGGAAACTTATAGGCTTCGATAATATCTTCTTCCCATTCAATAGTAAAATAGTTTTCTGCAGTATCATCATCACCTTCAAGTTCTTCATCAAGTTTAAATGTGTGTTGTCTCATTACAACTTCTTTAGAAGCAATCACCGCATTGTAACGCTCTTGAATGTAGTCATTGCGATAGCGTGGGAACGAAAGCAAAACAACCTTACCAAAGTCTGGAAAACGAGAGTCTACTGATGCACGATACATATCATACAAAGCTGATGCAGTCTTAGCCTGATCGTGTCCTGATGTTGAGTCTGTAGCAAAGCCTGAGATTTCATCAAGGATTACCATAATTACGTTGTAACCTTCCCAAGACTCTCTCTCAGAGTGTCCTGAGTGACAAGTAATACCTTTATCAAATGTCATTGCACCTGCGGTTGGAGTATATTTTCCAACAAACCAAGGTGACTTTTCAATACGGGTTTTAAATCCCTTAAAGAAAACATTCTTAGCCTGTTCAGCATTGATAGCAATATTAAGAATATCAATAGAGTCGCCTGGAGGTTTACCAAAATATTTAGCAGGGTCTTTAAGGCAAAGCAGAAGATAAACAATATATGCCACAGAAATAGTTGACATATAGTCCTTACCAGAACCTTTACCAAGTTGAAGGATTACTTCATTACAAGTTTGCTTCCATCTTTTTTCACCCTCTTCTTCACCAAAGAGATTAATTAAAGTTGCCTTTTTATATATCTGGCTCATTGCACGAATAGATGTGTATTGATAGTCAGATAGTGGGGGCAAGCCAAGAAAATCTTCACTTGTAACAAACTCTTCAAGTGCTACTGGTCTTTCATCAAACTCGTCACCGCCAAGAAGATCTAACATATCTTCAAACATTAGATTTCCTCTGCTTTGTCGCTTATCTTTGAAAGTCTTTCTGCTACCTCAATGCGACACTTATCGCATCCAGATACTACATCTCTAATAACACCGACAATGACTTCTTGTCTTGTTTCTGTTTCTATAATTTTTTCAGCCATCTCGTGGTTGTCTAGCATACCTGCTTTTTGCAGCATATCAATCTGCTTTTGTTGAACATCAGAAATAAGTTTTAGTGCTGCCGTCTTTTGTGATAGCTGGTTAGTATTTCCAGCCTCATTTACAACATCCCAAGCCTCTTTAATTAGCATTGAGTAGTGCTGATCTGCACCAACTAAGGCTTCACGAGCACGAAGTTGAACTTGTTTGTCGCTTCTTACGACCATACGCCATTCTTCTAGATAGTCAATAACGTCCACACGCTTCATTTCTAGGGCTTTAGCAATAGTTGTGGGATTGGTGTTACCCTTTAGAAACTCTTCTGCGACCTTGTTGATATTTTCCCAACGGTCTACTAATTCTATTTCAGACATTATCTTTCTTTGCTCTTTTCTTCTTAGGCTTAATTATACCCTTTAAATCGTATACATAAAAGGATCTATAGCCTGTTGAGCCAAGAACATCAACCCATTCCATACCTGAATCTATGTTTTTAACATACTTTTGGAACTTAAATTCACCACGAACATTCTTAATTTTAACTAATGTACCAGAGCAAATTAAATCTTTACCGTGTAGATATTCATGCTTTACTTCCCAAAGTGGGTTATATTTGATCTGTACCTGTTTTTTAGCCATTTAACGGTATCCACCAGATGTTGGAGCCCATACAGCAACATTGCCAATAGTCCAACTTCTAGTTAAAATATTTCCACATTTTCCACATTGCTGATGGTCTCTATCATCAACTTTTACATTGCTTTTGCTAATAGTTTTATCACACTCTAGACAAGTATATTCATAAGTTGGCATTTTGTTCACCCTCCAGTCTGTTTATTTCATCATTGATATAAAAGATAGCTTTTTGTAAATCTTCAATCTGTGTTTTATCATCCTTGATACCTGCTCTCCACAGGTACTTAAAAGCATTACCAATATTAAAGTTTCGGTGGCGTGTAATCTGTATACATTCTATTCCAGATGGGTCAGAAGTATAGTGGATTGGGTGATTAACCTGATCTACTTCAATATGAAACTTTTCATCTTTATATTCATGCATTTAAATCTCCGTTTATTTGTATAAGTTTTGGAATGGCGTGTGTTTCAACAACTTCTTCCCAATTCCATTTTCTATGTATTTTAAATGATTCAGTCCAAGCATCTTCAAATGCTTGTTCGTGGTTTTCATATACTTTCCTCATATTGTATCTTATAGATTCAATTCTGGCAATATATATTTCACCCAAATATGTTTCTTTTAAGTATATAGGTAAGTCATTTGGTACTGGAGTTAAATCACTATCAATTTTATATTTGATTTCATCTTTGTACTCCGCCCATTCCCAAGTAGAAATTACTGGCATACCACTTGCCATAGCTTCTAATGGCATCATTCCAAAGCCTTCTCCCCAAGAAGGGAAAACTAAACAATGCGTATTGTGAAGCATCTTTAAATAATCATTAAGGCTTATAGACTTGCTTATGGTTTTTATATTTTTGTGAATTGTTTGTGGCTCTACAAGATTTCCTTTTGCATCTGGGACAAGAATAGTATGACCTTGATCATAAGACTTGATAAGTAAAAGAACATCATCATTGCCTTCAAACTCCTGCAAAAAAGCATCTACAGTAGCCTGTCCACCTTTTCTAATATATGGCTCTCCTAAATGTAAAAATATAAACTTATCTTTTTGCAATTTTCTTTTTCCTGGAACAAATGATCCAGATACACCATTAGGTAAAACGTGAACATCTTTATCTAACTTTTTCTTAAAAATTTCAGCATTCCAAGTTGATGTAGCCCATACCTCATCACCTTTTGACAAAGCCTTTGCCCAATTATCAGATATCTCAGTAGTTTCGTGAGCAGAATATAAAATATTATACATTCCACTAAACATAACGTGACTATGAGGAGATGAAAAAGAAAGGTTAATTTTTCTATGATATGGATCAAAGTTTTTTATATCAAACCCTGACTTTATTAATACCTTAGATATATTATTTCCTGCATTTGAATATCCAGTATCTTGTTTTGAATAATTACCATCTAAACTAACACCTGAAAAATTAAGTTTTATCTTTTCTTCCACGTTCTCTGACTCCTAACTAGATCAAACTCAACAAGATACCTATATATTGTTTGGTGACTTGTTGAACATTCTTTTGCAATATCTTCAATAGTCTTTCTATCAATAAGATATCTTTTTGTCAACCAAGTTTTTGATTGATATAATTTACTCATTATCTCTCCGTCATATTCTTGTATGCATAGTAGGCAATACCACAAGCATCGCCAACATCATTGTCTTCAATATCTGTACCAAAGGTGGTATTAAAGAAATCCATAGTTTTTTGCTTTCTTCTATTTCTCATTTCACCTTTATACCAAGTTACAGACTTTCCTGGAATCTCTTTTTCCAATGCTAACTTATCTGCCTTTGTTGGATTTTTATTTCCAATAAATGCTTGCCACTGAATAGGTGCAATAGAAACTGTTTTAACTCCTGGCTTTAGCAACACAGAAAGTGCTGCACCAACAATCATTGCAATCTTTAAACCTGCATCAGCAGACTTAACCATAATTGCTGATTCAATAGCAACATAGTCTGGCTTTAAAAACTCTGATGCAATTCTTGTTTTTTTTCCTGCATCAGCAACCTTTTCATAAATGTCCATTCCTTCTAAAGGAAACTTGCCATATTTGACAGGAACACCATCTTCAAATAAACAAAATGCAATAGATCCAGTAGAAGCATCAATGCCTAAAACTCTAGCTGCTTTTGGTTTTGTTAAGCTTGCTAATAACATTTTCAATATCTCCTATAACTATATTTGCTTTGTTTTTTCTTTTCTTTTCTTGACACATACTACAAGAACTATCTGAATTATACCTGCTTAATTCACTATTACAGGTCTTACACAGCCTTAATTTACCTGCAAGTCTTTGTTTCTTTATGTAGTACTTTGCCATAATTTTTTTATTTGTAGCAAGCCTACAGCATTCTTTAGAACAATACTTTTGGTTATGTGTTTTAAACTTAAAAGGTTGCTTACATTGTACGCAATCTTTCACAATGATCTAACCTCCAGTGGTTCAATCTTTGTACGACCATCTGGCATTGACCAGCAAGCAGTTTTAATTGGGCAGTAAGTACACTTGCTATCCTTTTCGCTAAAAGGACGCTTAATGTTTTTCTTGTCAGCCCAAGCCTTGTGAACTTCACGCATCCACTCAAAGATATAGTCTGCATACTTTTCATTTTCCTCAGACATTACGATAGGGATACAGGCAATCTCGTGACTATTTTTATTTTCATAAAGGAAAAAACCTTCATTCATATTCATAGCCTTCATATAGATAAGTAGCTGAACAACGTGACTATCTGCACCAGTAGAAGTATCTTTACGAATATCAAAACCTTCAGACTTAACCGTTTTGATTTCACCAACGATCTCTTCACCGTCAATCTCAATAATTGCATCTGCAAAACCACGAATAGGTGGATCAATTACTTTTACTTCACGCTCAAGTTCAACTAACTTTCCATACTCCATCTTACCCATAGCAGCCTGAATACGGTCGTGTGCTTGTGTACCTGCATTCATTGCAGCCATACCTTGAGCATTAAAACTATTCTTAAACTCTACACCGCTAAATGCAAGGTTCCAGTATCTTGGACAAGTTCCATAACCATAACCAACGGTGGACGGTGAAAATGTTTTCTTTGTTGTAAACTGAATACCATTCTTACCTGCTAGATATGCCTTACCTAATGCAAGACGATATTTCTTTGCATCTAACTTTGTATCTCTTGGTTTTGTTACTAAACTTCCTATTAAATTTTTAGCCATTTTATGCTCCTAAGTTGTATCGTGCAAGATACTTTAGAGCATCTACGATTTTGTCTATTGATTCTTTCATTGTATAGTATACATTCTTTTTTGTGTTGTTCACACTTCCCGATGGACCTTTTGCAATCGTTGTATAATAAGTTGCAAGAATAGCAAACTTAGCAGACATTGCTTGTAGTTTTCCAATTAGGGCTACTGCTTGAACAGATGGAATATCTGGCTTCATCATAATCTTTACAATCAATGCCAATGCTTCATCAAGTTCTGGGTCTGCCATAAACTCGTGCAGGTCATTAAATTCTGTGACTTGACTAATAAACTCAAGTGTTGATTCCATTTGCTCTCTCCATTAAATCTTCTAGAGCAGCCCATTCAATAACTGCTAATCTTATCTTTTGTGTTTCTCCAATAGCCAGTAGTAGGGCAGGATATTTGTTTTTATCCGTTCTCAAGGTGTCTGTGACGATCTTAGCCCATACATCTTGGTTAAGAGTAAAACTTTTACCTGCTTCTTTTACATCTACAATAAACTCATCTGTATTGCCATCACCTTTATAGTATTGACCACGACCAGAGTTTTTATGTGCTTTAGCACCAATACGTTTTAACTCTCCTGCTTCACTCAAAGACTTGCCTCATTCTTATGTCCATCTTTGCAGATATATAACAAAGTCATTGAATCTTCATTTAGTTTAGCCTCTGATACCGAAACAAGACATTCTTGGCAAACAAATGATCCACCAACAATAGTTAATTCTTCTTCTGGTTCTTCTTTCTTTGGAGTAATGTTTATAAAATCATTTGGATTTATCATAACTTTGAATACACCATACTTTCAAGAGTGTCAAATACTTCTTTATTTTCTCTAACATATTCTACCACTTTTGCACGTCCTTGTAAACGCTGTTCTAGAACTGTATACCAAGCACCACCACGTTCAATAATGCCCATAAGTTCTGCTGTATCAACAAGGTCAGCGATAGTGTCTACACCAACGTGATCACCTTGGAAATAGAAGTCATATGACCCACCAATAAACTGTGGTCCTGTCTTATTGTAATCAATAGTCCAATTAACTGGGCGACCAACCTTTTGCTCAATTAAACGATCACCAACAGTTACTTTGTCTTTAATAGAACTGGCTTCTGATTCACTTGACCAGAGCTTTACGATGGTGCTTGAAAAGAACTTAACAGCCATACCACCAGTAGGGATATGAGTTGCATGCATTCCACCAAAACTATTACGCTGTTGTGAAATAAGAACAAGCAGTGTATTTTTGTTTGCATAGTTAAGCATCTTGACTGCGTGTGTCATATCTTTTGCTTCTGCACCTATTTGCTTGGTGTCTTGAAGTTCTTTAAGTTCGCTACCATCTTTTTCAAAGTAGATAGCAGGAAGGAGTGCAGAGATAGA